GATTCTTTTCAAAGTTTATAGGAACTTCGTAAAATCCTTTTGAATTTTTAGGAGACTCACTATAACACTTTAATAAAACAATATCATCTACTGTTGCATTTACAGTTAAAACAACTGTTGCAAATCCATTGATGTTTTGTATTGTAAAGTCTTTGTTTAGTTCTTTTCTTGTTCCGTTGATAAAGACTTTTACAAACAAGTCAGTCAAACTTCCGCTGTTATTATAAACGTCAACTCGGAAATTATTAACTTGACTCGAAACGTTGTACTGTCTAACCACAGCCTGTTTGCTGTTTGCAATTGCCTTTTTCCAACCGTTTACATATACAAAGTCTGTGCCTGCTGAATTATACTTTTTTAAATATCCTACGTCTGTAAAGATATTTGCTGCGCCCGAAGGTTCAATCTGATATTCTACTGATTCACTTAAAAGATTAAATTCAAAAACAATGTCGCCTACATTGGTAATATTTCTATAGGTTAGAGAAAACCCTAATTCAGAATCTGCTGTACCTGTGCCAACTTTATAAGAAAATACTTTATTTCCTCTAAAGTTATTAGCAGGATAAACCAAGTTATCATTAAAACTATTTTCGTCTTTGTCAAATAAATCAAACGTTGGTGCTTGGTTTACACTGGTTTTTTCTTGTGACTGTTTCCACTGTGTTCCGTTGTACCAGAACATTTTTCCTTTATAGTCAATACCATCAAGAATTAAAACTGCATCATCTGTTGCTGGTGCAGAATCTTCAGTTTCTACTAGCGAAATTTGTCTACGACCGTTGTGTGTAATAAATCGTACTTCGTAAATTTTTCCATTAACCAAGATGTCGGTATCAGCAGCAAAAATAACACGCATGCCGTCAACTAAATCAACTTGATCAACGTTATACCCAAGCGATCCTTCAACTGTGGAAAATACATCTGTTGTATAAGTGTCAATTAGATTTACATTTTTCTTTGCTTTTGTGCCGTGATTGAAAAGTTTCAATCCTGCTTCAAATTCTATAATAGGACGTTTTGCTCTAGCATCTTCGTCAATTACAACCGGAAGATTATTTGCAGCAAATGATGCTTCAATTAAAGATCTATGGAACCAACGATTGTAACGAGCCCATGGATTTCGATCGGCACTGACTCTGTTAATTACAATATAGTCCTTGGTGCCAGGAAACGATGTTGCATCTTCGTAAGGATATTGGTCAAATCCAAAGTTTTCACCGTCAAATGGAATTTCAAACAGTGTAGTAAAAATTGCAGGTACTTCGAGATCTTGTTCTGCAACAAGTTGAATAGAATTACCCACACCTTCGACATAGAAATAACCTTCAGAATAAGTTGCCGGAGTAACCAATCCTTTGAAAGATAATTTCATACCGTTGCTTAGTTCAACGCCACTACTTGTTTTGTAAGTTTTTTTACCAACAATTTCTTTTTCAACGTCAATGAATGAATTTTCAACAATGTTGTTTACTGAAAAAATACCGCTAACGTTGACATCGTTTTTGCTTATGTAATACAATGCTTCTGGTGCATCATCAGGTACAGTAAATTCTATTACACCAGTTTCGATATACTCGTCTGTGGTTTCTATAAGATTACCAAATACATCTCTAGTGTAAACAACTACACCTTTTTTATAAAGTGTACTTTGATTTACAAAGTCAGTTCCAACTGTAGGATCATTATCCAGGAAAGTTCTTAGTATTGCAATAGAGAACGGATGACCTAGTGTGTTAATTTCAAATCTATAAGTTTGTCCTTTGTAAAGTTTAACTGTGGGATTTCTTAGCACTGGAGCACTTGGAAATTCATCTGTGGAAAATACATATGCAAAATTGTCTGCATCTTCAATTAACGAAACAGAATATGTGCTTACAACTTCTCTGGTTTGTCCTACAACATCCACAGGTACTGGACCTATAGGTAGCCAATAGTATTCTCTAAAATTAGTAAACTTGTCCCAGTCTATGTGTGGATCCCAAGAATAGAATTCTTGACTGTTTAAAATACTGTGATTGCTCGCTGAACCTTTAAAGTTTTTAATTTGTCCAATATAATCATTGTAATCTTTATAAAACTCAACATTGCCTAGTTCGTCTTTGTATAAAGAAACCGGTTCAAACTGATAATTTTCTCTATCTACTGTAAAGTCAGGAAGATAACTGTCATTTGTAGTTGCTGCAACTGAGTAACGTCTACCAACAAACGAGTTGATTTTTTCTACCACACCCGGTTGGATCATTTGATCAACAGTGCTACCTAAGAACTTTCTATTTGTATCAGTTCTAAAGTACTTCGGCAAAAATGTTGCCGAAGTTATAGAATTGTTATTTCCTGCTGGTAAGGGAAAATCTTCTTGTTCTTTATCGTATGCCATTAGTAAATGAAGCCTCCAGTAGTAGATGTGGTATCTGTACCACTTTGTATTCCAGTATTAGTTACGTTAGACGATGTTACAATTGCACCAGAGGATCTAATTCTGTCTGCTGTAATAGCAGATATAACTTCAACGTCGTCAACTGTTGCACTGCTTATAAAAATTTCATCTGCTTCGGATTTAACTTCATAAAGACTTCCAAATGCACTGGTTGATGCTCGAGGAACAATAATTATTGAACTTAGATCAGGTGATAACTCTTTCATAATATAAGCAGACATTTCGCTCCAATAAAATGTTTCGCCGAACTCCCAATTGTCTAAGTTAAAGAATTGATTAATTGCTGTAATAACTCTGGACTTTAGGTCATTGTCGTTTACAACTCTTTCTGTATTTTTTACAATTTTAAAAACTGCTTGCAATGATGTCTCACTTTTGCTACCAAAAAGAATTTTATATTTTACTGGGTGATAGATAATTTCATCACTGATAGATTTGATAGCATTTATCTTTTCGCCATAACTTCTAAATAGTTGATCGCTGCTCAACGGCAACGGAACTGAGGTTACAGTTCCGTCAAGGTATTGTCTAAAACTAATATCATACTGTTTTGTTAAAATATAAGAATCAATGATGTTTGTACTACTTGGATCTATTCTATTATTTTCGTCGCTGGCATGAATATATTGAAATTTAATTACGTCGCGACCTGTATATGCTCTGTAATCATAAAGAGTAGTCAACGATCTTGAAGCACTGTTTAGTTGCTCAAATGTGTCTGTGGAAATTATATAAAAAATAGGATTGTTTTCTGCTGTGGTATTAATTTCTGCTCTACTGTTAACGGTAATTATGTTTTCAGTTTCTGCGTTAACATAAACTAAAAATTCGCTATTATTGATTACCACTTTCTTATTAAAGATGTATGTTGTTGTATTAACAATTTCATCAAATATTTGCGGATCGTCAATAACGCCGTCGTCGTCACTGTCAAAGAAGGCAACTTCAACTTTTTTACTGTCAACGTATCCGTCAGTGTCTCTATACTCTTTGGTAACTTCCCAGTCAAAATCTCTAGTTAACGGACTTGTACCTGTACCAGAATTTACATTATTATTAATGTTTAAAACTGTAATCTTGTCTTTGATAATTGTGCCGGTTTTGCTATCATATATTTTTTTTGAACTATCAAAATAGAAACGTATTTCAGCATCACTTTCAAATACATATCTAAGTGTTCTATAAGTTACAGTATATGTAGATCCGTCAGTTTCAAATAAAACAATCCAACTGCTGTCCTGCTGTTGTCCTGTTGTATCTCCTGCAAGTCCTAAACTAAAGTCTCCAACAATATTCAAGTTTTCTTGAGTAATCACTGCCCACTGACGATTTTCTCTATCGTATCTTAAACCAAATGTTCTATAAGCAAAAATCTGATCAATCATATCTACAATAACATCGTCGACAATATCTCTTACAAATTTTGGTTTTATCTGCACTAGTTTAGAATTGTTAGGAATTATGTCATTGAAAATAATAGGACCTAATCCTGATGTTGTTACTGTTGTTCCATTTTCAAATACACTTACAACTTTAACCCATTTATAACTAGACGAGTTTTTAGCGTTTGGATTTGTAGTTGTAGTACCATCCGGTAAGAAATACTTGCCAGTTTCAGGAATAAACTTTACCATAGCACCTGGTTCTAAGAAACGAAGAGGTCCTTCTGTAAAACTACCTACAGAATAAACAATATCCGAAGAATCCTTGATATATCCTGTTGATCTGTTTGTGTCGGAAGTTGTTAAATTCCATTTTAAATTAAGTTCAGCATATTCTTGATTTGGAAATTCTGCAAGATAAAAATTTCTAACATTTTTATCACCAAGAATGTCGGTGATTTGATTTTCAATTACACTTTCAATATCTGTTCTTGTTAAAAATTTAAATGTTGATTTTTCGTCAAGGTATTCTCTATAAAGAACACCGTCGGTGCCAAACATATTGGTTTTGCTGTATTTTCCAGTAGCATCCAATATATCATAATATCTACTGATTCCACTAGCAGTTCTGTTTACGGATTTTACTTTAACAATATCTTGACTTACACCAAGTGGACCAATATTATAATCTTCGCCGGTTATAAGTCTGTTTTGTGTGTAGTATGTTGCAGGAGCATTATTTTTAATATTCTCTGACGATTCAGAACTTGCACCGTTATCAACTGCAACTTTTAGTTCACAAATAATTGTTAATGTTTCTGTTCTTCCAATTCTACTAATATAAGGAATTCTTAGTGTAACATTAGTAATACTTGCAGGAAGAATTGTAAAGTCTCTGTTTATACTTGTTCTATAATAAGAACGGAATGTTCCTTTTGGCAAGTTACCAAAAATACCATCAGAAAACACTAAACTAACTCTGTCATCAACTCTAGTTAAAACACTAAAAATATTTTTAATGTTTTTAGCAAGACTGTTGTAAACAATGTTGTTGCCTTCAACTGCTTCAACTTTTGTCCACAACTCGGATTCGTTTCCGTTTGCATCTAACTTATAAAGCCAAACGTCTGAATCGTTGATATTAGAAATGTCAACATCAATTTTTTGATTCGGAACTGGAAAATCTATTGTAAATTCTCCACGCTGCAACGAACCTTGTCTAAAATGTAAAAAGAATCCAGTTGAATTACTGCCTGCACCTTGTCCATTATCTCTATATAAAAATGCCAATTGGTTTTCCGGCAACGGCGGCTCTTCAACAATAGAACCATTTTCAACTCCAGCACTTACTACTTCAAATTCCATCGAAGTGTTGTTAATGGATTTTGTAAATGCATACACAGGCACTGTTGTACCTGTTCCAGCAAATCTATATTGTTCTGTTGGAATACCTGCTACACTGTCTAATTTAATCGGACGTCCAAAAGTATTTTGTACAGGCATTGCTGCATTTAGTATTTTAATAAACTGTTCAAACCAATCTGGATTAATGCTGTCATTCCAAACAATGCTTCTGCCACTGATGTTAACATTATTACTATCAATTATGTTTTCTGTAGTGCTTACAGAAACTATTTTTAACAGTCCGTTAGCAGGTTGATTTCTTCTTGGGTTGTATGAAAGCAAACGTGCTAATCTTAGTACACTTTCTCTACGTTCTGCTAATTCTAAAAAGTTTTCTCTCGAATTCAAATCCACACGGAAAGCAATGTTTTGACCAAGGAAAGCAATCATATCGATCAGCGCAAGATATTCGCTTGACTCAATATAGTCATTAAAATCCTCAGGATAATTAGTACGAAGATAATCAACCATTGTTCGACGTAGATTGTCAAAGTCATATGATTTAAAATCTGCATTTTTAAAAGATTGATAAACTTTTTTCCAATCTTCGGCTAGCAATAATCTATTTTGTCTATCTGTAGAAGACATTAGCACTTTCCTTACTTTATACTATATTTATGAGATTTATAAAGTGCGTAGATTAAAGTATGTTGTTTTGTCTATCAAACCTAAACTGTAAAAATTCGCTTATGCTGTAATCAAGATAGGTTAATTCGCACTGTATTTGAATACCGGATTCATAGGTATCTACACTTATTTTATCAACTGTAACACGTGGATCATAACGAACAATGTCTGTAACATTTTTAACAATTGCTTGTTTTAATGAATCTGTTAATGGTTCATAAAGAACGTCCCAGATAATAGTACCAAAATCAGGACGTTCTAGTTTTTCACCTATTCTTATATGAAAATGGTTAATTATATCTTGTTTGATTAATCCTAGATCATAACTTTTAAAATCTTTTGTGTCAGGATTTACAGTTGAAATACCACGATAGGCTCTACTAGCAATAGGTTTATTAACAACCTGTTGAGATTGTATTTTAAGATTTTTATAAAGATTCTTTTCTAGCGAACTCATAGTAATATTTATCGTGTGTTGCCATCTTTTGCTGTTGTGATTTCTCCAGTAACTGGTTTGTCAAAATCAGGAGGAATATCCCAGTTTCTTCTAACTTCTCTAACAAAAAGGTTTGATCCAACTTCGTTATAGTTTGTGACATTAAAGTTATCGTCTTGATTTCCTCCAGCAATTTTCCAAATTTTTGTATTTGGATCAACACTTGCTAAAAATCCAACATGCCCTTTGCTAGGATCTGCTTTTTGTGTAAAAACAACAATATCATTTTTTCTTAGCGTACTGTAACCTCTCCAATTTACTGCTTTTCCAAACGAAGCATACTGTTGCGAGGATGCAGTTTTCAAAAATTCAGTACCTGCTTTACTCAAAATGTAAGTTACAAAACACGCACACCACGGATATGAACGTCCGTCATTTGGTATTTCTTGATTTGCTGCTATGCGCCACGAATTGGCAATGTTTGGATTTGGCGGAGTGCCATTTTCGCCCCAACCGAGTTTTGCTGCTTCGCTTAATGCATATTCTATTGAACCAAAAATTGTATCTTTAGGTGGGGGATTTGTTGGCGATTCATATGCAACAAATCCCCCACTGTTTCCCAAGCCTCCGTATGCATTAGAATGCCCATAAGGTATATCAGTAGGACTTGCACTGCTGTTTATAGCACCTGCTGTGGTTCTAGAATTATATCTCGATAATTCTGCTGGATCAGATACCCATCTTCTCGGCGATAATACTCTAGTTTGTGGTATAACTACTTGACACATTAAATAGGACCTCCTCCGGTATTATTAGATGTAGTACTTGTTGACGAAACGTTTTGCAATGCAGCTCTTCCTAATGCATAATACTCGTCACCTGTTGTTCCGTATGCATCAGCACCACCTTCGCCATTACGCCACTTTTTCATGCCTCCTGCTCCTAGTAGGTGAGAGCCAGCAAGCATACCTGAAATAGTAAGTTTGTCATCACCTTCTCTAACACCGCCAACTCTTTTTAAAGTTTTTAAATTTCTGTTAGTATAGTCAAGCATTGCTTTTTCTTGAACTGTTGTATTAGCAAGCCATGCATCTCTAGAGGTTATACCATCTTTGCCTGTCCAATTTTCTGAAATTAACAATGCATTTTTTACACTATATTTTGCAGTAGTGCCTGGCTTTAGGTATCCTAAGTCTTCTAACGCTCCATCCCCAAATTGATACTTTCCAGAGAACCCAATCGAGTTAACTGCATCATAAGCATTGTTACTTTCTCGTTTACCAATTGCTCCAAGAAACGCTGCTGTTTCTGCCTTTGTAAATCCGTCGATAACACCAACAAGCTGACTTTCTGGCAACGGTTCTCCAGGTGTACCTCTATAAGCGTTGACATTCGGACTTCCGTCAAATGATTGGAAGCCACCTTCTGTGGTAGTGCCGTCGTATTGTGGGAAGTAAGTCGAGTTAACTGTTCCTGATGGTTGTTGTCTTGTTGGTGGTAAGAAAGTATCACTAGTCGGGATATTAAAGGAATTAACTGCCTGTGATCCTGCTCTAGTTCTTTCAGGAGTATATGCTAGAGGGTTTAAATTCTCGTGCTGATACCAAGGTTCGTGATTTGGTTGTCTTGATGTTTGTAAGGCACGTTTAGGATCTAATGTATTTACTGGATCCGGAGCAGGCGGTAAAGTAGCAGGTAACGGCGACGGCGGTGTTGGTCCATTTAATTGAATGTCTGTGTTTGCTTTTAAAATAATATTTCCACCCGCATCAACACCTACTACACTTCCTGTTTTAATTAGAAAACGTTGACCTGTATCAAAGTTAATATCGCCTACAGTAGAATTATAAATTGATCCTAATGCTTTGTTATGAATATCACCGTCTGTTGATATCTTTACTGCACTACAACCTTCAATGCCAATTATTCCCGTTGATCCAATTGATACTCCTGCACCAAGTGCTGTAAAATCAGTGTTGGCTACAAGCGTTACACTAGAACCAGCATATCCTGCAATAAATTCTCCTGCTGTTTGAGATATACTATCTGCTGCATTAAGAGAATAAAAATTACCAGTTGTCATACTAATACTATCACCAGTATCTATTCTAAGTTCTTTACCAACAACAAAATTCATATTTTCGTATGCAGTGAAATTGATGTCTCTATCAGCTGTAAAATTTAAATCATTGTTTGTGTGTACACTAACACTATCAAACGCATAGATGTCAATTTTACCGTTGGATGTTAATTCAATCCAAGCAGTACCTCTAGCATTTGATATATAAATCAAGTCTTCAGTATTATGCATTAATATTTGATGACCGGTTCTAGTACGAAGTCTAAATAGTTCATTTGCAGGTAATGTCGGATCTCCGTCTGTTTGATTTACTTTTAAGTTTGCGTATTCCTGTGGAGTATCTTTAGCGTGACCTTTGCGAAGAATTTTTTCATCTCCGTCATCCATAACAATACTATGCCCGCCAAGTCTGCTTGAAAAAAACAATTTTTCAGAATCTACGGTGCCTCGTGGAACTTTAGGTGCATTGGATCTTTTATCTAAAGGTCCTGGTGTGCTCATACCATAAACATTGCTAGGAACTTCGCGTCTTGCACTGCTTGATGTAAGTCCTCTGACATCGTCTTCAACAAGACCTTGTTCTTCCATACGCTTTAAATAATCGTCGTTTACAGGTCTAGGATAATATGTCGGCTGTGCTTGTCCTTGTGGATCAATTAGATGTTTGTTGTATTCGCCAACTGGAAGTTTTTTACCTTTGTAATATTCAGGAACACTTCCTGTAGTGTTCGAAGTTGCTGCTCTGCCGTCAGGAATCATAAAATTCATAAAGTCGTCCTGCACACATGCAAACCAAAATCCAAAGTCTCGGCGACCTTCTACAAAAGTTACTAAAACTTTAGATCCTACATCAGGTGGAACAGCCCAAAAACCGTAACTTTTTTGAGTGTTAGAATAGTTGTCAGCGCCGCCTGCACCATATATCGGTGTTGCTCCCGAAAAAGGCGAAGCATATTGCACTGTAACAATTTCACCATCTTGAGAATCGTTATCTGCTGACGATGTTGTTCTTAAAAGTTGAACTTTTAAGCCTCCCATAAATGTTTGATCAAGATGACCAATAACTTTTGCCAAGAACGGACCAGCAGTACCTGTGTTTACCAATTCTTGTGTTGTTCTACTTGTCTTTGTTCTTATTTGACGTGGAGATATCATTTATTTGCCTCTTTATTGTATTCCAAATTTAGTTGGATCACCTGGTGTAAATTTTGATGGTTGAATATTTTTTGGTGGCGCAATAGAACCGTTTTTATTAATTTGACTAGCGGCTGTTTCTGGATTGTTAACAAAACTTTCAAAACTACCAAATGTACCT